TTTGATTCTGAATATTACGACATATTGTATTTTCAGAAGCCGGATTACAAAGCGTCAATCCTAATTTTCGCACAAAAACAGGCATGAAAGTAGGGCAATACATATACACGAAGTTAGCAGCAACAAGCGCCGTCACGGCACTTGTTGGTAGCCGGATATACCCTATTTTCATCGCACAAGAAGCGGCGCTTCCTGCCATTGCGTACACGGTGGACAACAGGCCAACGGACGCAATGAAGGACAAAAAAGCCGATCACGACACGTCAATAGTTACGTTTTCATTTTGGGCGGACGCGGCACAAGGGCAAAACGCATATCAGGCAATTGAGGATATTGACGCGGCGGTACGGGCTGCACTTGATTTCGTGACTGGAACCGCCGGAGGCGTAACCGTGGAGGCGTGTAAATATCTGAGTTCGGTGGATGGCATGGATGCAGATAGCATGACGCTAAGCCGAACAGCAACGTATCAATTCATCACGCGCAATTGATATGCAGACTACACAGCAGGAAATTAACGCCATCATACGCAATCTGAAGGCATTAAACAGTCAGATTGCTAAAACAATTAAGGCAGACCTGAAAGGTCCTGCTGATTTTTTGGCGGCTGCTATAAAAGGAAGAACACCAGTTGGGGAGCGTCCGCATAAACGATACAAGTCAGGCAGAAGTTCGCTATTTAAGCGAATGCCGAAGGGTAGCGGAGTTGTGGTAGCGACATACAGGCCCGGCAATCTTCGTAAGTCCGTGAAAACGCTCTCTAAATTGCGGCGCGTGAAATTCGCTCAGATAGTTGGCGCGAATACCGGCGGAACAAACGACGGTTACTATCTGCACTTCGTAAACAATGACGTGAAAATGAGCAACGGAAAAATAAGAACAGGCAGGCGCTTTGTTGAATCTGCCATACTTGCAGCGGGGCCGGCAGCACAGCGTGCAGTTGTTCAATTATTGTCGTCTAAACTTTCACACGCCAATAAAGCAGGAGAGTTGTCTAATTCGTCTGCATGGGCATCAGGATACCGATAACATGAAAATACGCTACTTAACAGACGCTAACGGTTTCGGAGCCGGAACCGTAGCCGAACATGACGAACCAACCTGCAATGCGCTGATAAGTCAGGGTATTGCGGAAACCGTACCTGAAGGCACGAAATCGCGAAAGTATCCACCGACCGCGAAAGTGGAAGCCTTCTGCGTACCACCAACAATAACCACAACAGCAACAGCACCAATAACAACCACAACAGCATCAACAGACGCTGCATCGGTTACATACACGCCTGAGAAATCAGGAATTTTCACCAAAAACAAACGCTAAACATGGCCACAGTATTAGCTAAAAACATGAAGCTGTATTCGGGCGCTACGCCAACAGCCTTCACTTGTCAGGTTGACGCATCAATCAGCCTTTCAACCAACACTTTTGAAACCACCTGCAAAGACAGCGCCGCAAACGCTGAATACCTTGCTGGCACAAAGTCATGGACTGCATCTGTGTCGGGCCTTCTCGACTTCTCCGCAACGAATGGCTTTGAGGAACTTTACAGTTCATGGAACAACAGCACGGCAGTTGCAATCGTCTTTCAGACGGGCACGGTAGGCGACAAGAAGTACAGCGGTTCCGCTATCATCACATCCCTCAACCTTAACTCTTCAGGCAACGATGAGGCGGTTACGTGGGATGCTGAATTTCAAGGCACAGGCGCATTAAGTGAAGCAACCATTTCGTAAATATGAATAGGCAGGTTAAAATTGGAGGAAAGAACCGCCCTATTCGTTTTGATATGGCGGCCTTATATATTTACGAAGAGCAAACCGGAAGGAGCGCACTAAGCGACATGGCAACATTCGCTCAGGGCGCTCCATCTGTTCGCGTCATGGTGGATCTCGTTCATGCCGGACTTGTCAGAGGTGCAACGTACTTCAGGCAGACATTCGACGCTGACAAGTACCTTGTTGCCGAATGGTTGACAAGTTCACAGGACATACTACCCGAAGTGATGAAGATGTTTGAGCAGTCGTTTAACAGCGGCGAAACATCTGAAGAAGAAAAAAACGTAGCAGGCCCGACGGCGGAAGCGTAAAGCGTCCGGGTTGGGCTGACTTGTTAAAGGACGCGGCACAAATCGGAATGACAGAAGAGGAGTTTTGGGAATCAACGCCTGCATTCTTTTCATTCCGGCAAAAAGCGCACGCAGAGAAATTCCGCAATGAATGGGAGCAGACGCGGTATATTGCCTTTGTTGTGGCGAAAACAGTTGATAGCAAAAACAGGCTAAAACGTCCGTCACAGTTACTCCCGTTCGATTGGGATGCAAAACCGGACTTGAAAAAACTGGATGAATTTACAGAAGCGGAGCGAATTGAATTTGACAAGTTCGACGCTGAAGCCGATGAAATTCTAAAGCGGACAAATCCTGAAATGTACGCAAAACACATGGCCGCCAAACAGGCAGCACAAAAAACCTAAACGTAACAAGCATGGCAAAGGCATCAGATTTAAATGTCAGACTTGGTCTGATTTTCGATGAAAAAGCGCTCGGTCAGGCGGAGCGCTCCCTGCGCCGTGCGGGCGACAGACTTACTAAGGTAGGTAATGAAATGATGACGGGCCTGACCTTGCCTTTGGGCCTTTTTGGTGCATCAGCAATTAAAGCGGCGGGCGATTTGGAATCGCTGACAAAAGCATTACAGACGCAATCAGGTAGCGCACAGGCCGCATCCGAGGAGCTTCAGAAACTAACCGAACTTGCAAGGAATCCCGGACTTGGCATTGAAGAGACCATCAGGGCATCCGTTAGGCTTCAGTCGGTAGGTATTGAAGCGGACAAGGCACGCGGCATCATCAAGGAGTTGGGTAACGCAATTGCCGCGTCCGGTAATGGTGCGCAAGAGTTCGACAGAGTTGTTAAGCAGTTCGCTCAGATGATTTCTAAGGGCAGGATATTGCAGGAAGATATTTCCGTCATATCCGAAAGCCTGCCCATGATTAGCCAACTAATGCAGAGCGCATTTGGCACATCATCGGTGGAAATGCTGCGAAAGAATAATGTATCGGTAGAAGAGTTTATCAGCAAGATTACACAGGCTGCATCTGAATTACCCCGCTTTGAATCCGGTATAAAAAACAACATATCGAATGCGCTCGATGAAATGCGCATATCGCTCGGCAAGGTCGGGCTTGCTATTGAAAATTCATTCAACGTATCAGGCAATCTGTCTGCATTCGCGGAATGGCTAAGCGGATTGGCGGCTACCTTCAGCAACCTGAATCCGGCCGTTCAATCTGCAATACTGTACTTTGGCGGGCTTTTAGTTGCAATCGGCCCGATCGCAAAACTGATAGGCAATATTCAGTTAGTGTCTTCTCTTCTTGTTAGTGGTTGGGCATCTCTTGTTACAGGCGGAAAGGCGCTGATAACATCTGTCCTGTCATTAAGAAGCGCTATTTTAGCATTAAACGTAGCTACTCAAGCGTTTATAGGTATTGGACTTGCTGTTGCCGTATTCATGTTGGCTGATTATTTTGGCGCATTCAATCGTGAATTAACAACAGCGGAGCAAAAACAAAAGACGCTCAATGAAATTACGATTGACGCGAAAAAAGCGATAATAGGCGAACGATCTGAAGTTGATAAGTTAATAACAACACTTCAATCAGAAACATCTTCACGAGAGCAAAAAGAAGAGGCACTAAACAGGCTTCAGCAAATTAGTCCGCAATATTTCGGAAGTCTTAAAATTGAAAACGGACTTGTTTCAGGCCTGAAAGAAAGTTATGACAAGTATTCTGAAAGCCTTTTAAGGAATGCCAAAATACAGGCATCCAAAGAAAGGTTAATTTCAATTGAAAAGCAGCTACTTGACATTGATCTTCAGCGGCAAGAAAAATTAGAAGAGTATAAGCGCGTGCAGGGCGCATTTTACAGCGAAAGGCTGTTTAATGAAAGTCAATACGGTAAATATATCGCAGAGCAACAAGCGCCTTTGCAAAATCAGTTGAACACGATAAAGCAACTGATATATCAAGAAGAAGTAAGGGCCGGAATAATCAAAGCAGCGCCGCCGCGTGACTTTAGCGACCTTACAGGGCTAAAGATGGAATCCGACGAATTGCGGCAAAACTCGCTCTTGTATAAACTCAATTCGGAGGCGGTAAATAAGGCAACAACAGCCAAAAGCACATTTAAGCAGGTCACAGACGGCGCAACGGAAGGAACCAAAAAGAACACGAAGGCGCAAAAGGAACTGAATGACGAACTGGAAAAAACAGCCGTCATCAAGTCGAAGCCTATACCGAATTTTGGCCAACTACCAACGCTACCAACGCCAACAAGTGTACAAAGTGAAAATCAGCCGGAAGCGCCGGATTTTTCCGGCATACAAAACTCAACAAACGAGTTTTACAAAAAGCAACTTGAGCAACAGGCAAACCAAAAAGAGCGACTAAAAGAACAATGGACACAATTAGCAGTTGATGCCGTTTATGCGCTCGATCAACTATTTGGGGCATTTGAGGCGCGGCAACTTGCTACACTTGAGAAGAGTTATAAGGCGCAATTATTAGCAGCAGGCGACAGCACAACAAAGCGGGCGGCTATTGAAGCGGAGTATGAGGCGAAGCGTGAAGAACTGCAAAAAAAGGCAGGTAAACGAAAGAAAGCGTTTGCAATGGCAGAAGCCGCAATGAATACAGCAGTCGCCATCACAAAGACATACAGCGAGTTCGGTTTTCCGATTGGTTTACCTTTGGCAATCGCTCAGGGCGCTTTGGGCGCTGCACAAATAGCCATGATCGCAGCAACACCATTCGCACGCGGTACGCAATTTGCGCCCGGTGGCATGGCACTTGTTGGCGAGCAAGGCCCTGAACTTATGAACGTACCGCGCGGCTCACAGATACTATCCAATAACCGAACCAACCGCGCACTTGAAGGCATCAATTCACAGGCCAATATTTCAGGCGAATTTACCGTGCGCGGTACTGATTTGGTATTAGTGTTGGAAAAGGCACAATCAAAGCAAAAACGCATATTCTAAGATGGGACTGAGGTTATACGGAATTGGAAAAGCGCCGAACGGCACGCAATACAACGCGTCAATATATGATACTACCTACTCAGGTAGTGATTCATCGTTTGATATTGCGCGTAACGGCATACAAATAGAGTGGAAGGCATCGGAGCAGGAAGACCTATACAGTCCGATATATGGCAGCGTCTGTACAATTGATATACTTGTTCCTGTCAGCAATAGCACGCTAACGACATTTATTTCAGACGTTCGCACATCAAAGGAAGGGCGCTTTCATATAGAAATAACAACGCAGGCAGGGGCGAAGATTTGGCGGGGCATATTAACACCCGACACGCTATCAGATGAAACCGACGAAGGTCCGATTTTCACGGCATCACTAACTGCAATTTGCGGACTTGCAGCCCTTAAAACCGTACCGTACTACGATTCCGGTTCGCTCTACACAGGCAGATATACGCTAATTCAGCACATACTAACGGCGCTCGGTAAATTGTCGCACGTTGCGGTATTTTGGGGCGCGGATGACGCATTCCTTGAAACGTCATTAGATTGGTGGTCGGTCGGGATGACAGCGGGCGGAGCAAATGACCCGCTGAATATTGCCTATTGCGATCATTCAGCGTTTTACGATTTTAAGACGAAGGGCGGCGCTGACAAGGATGTACTTTCATGCTACGAAGTATTGAGAAACATCTGCACGTCGTTCGGCGCTCGCATTCGTATGCGTGACGGTATGTATGTCGTGGAGCAACTTGACTACCGCGCAAATACGACCTACGAATACCGTCGCTATAAAAAAGGCGGCGCGGCTCATTCAAACGCATCGCATTCAGGGGTAATAACAGTCAATCAAACCAAAACAAGCGGTGCAAAGTTATCATTCGTCACATACGACTATCAATCACAGCTTGCAAAGGCACAGCAGACGTATGAGGTTAGATTGAGGCGCAATTTTTGGCAGAACATCGTCATTGATAGCACAACGACATTTAACTTCAATCAAACCATATCAGCGAACGCGGGCGCAACAACCATGCGCATCAGAGGCACGTTTTTCATCACCTTGAAAAACAACACCTATTCGGGTAGCGCATCTGATATTCTGATTCCTGAGATGAAACTGAAACTGAAAATCGGTGACAGATACCTTGACCGGACTGTTACGTTTTCAAATTTCAGTTTTTACTACAACGATGCTACCTGGAGTACGGACAGTTCAAAAAATATGTCAATCGTTGCCGGTGGTCAAAAAGTAGCGCCTGCCGGTTCTTCCGCTGTTTACGTTCAAGGCTTTGATTTCATAACGCCCGCCATTCCTGCCGACGGCCTTAATAACAGCGTATCGGCAGCGGTTGGCTCCATCGTAAAGAATGACGGCACATCTGTAAATAACGCGGAGTTTACAATCACATGGAGCGCGGGCGGTTTGTGGCTTGAGGTGTACGATCAGGGAACGCCCGACATTCAAGAAGACGAAGTGTTATACGAAGCCGACAATTCCGACGGTGGAACCGACACGTGGGAATGCGTGACGCGTGTGGGTGGCGGATCGCTCAACTATTTGGGCGCTCTTATGAATAGCGACGCATCGTCGGCCTACTCGGCATGGGGGCAAGGTTCCGGCACGCGTGACAAGGCGCTTGGTTCCATCCTTGTAAAGAGGGTGCAAGATTTCAGGCTACGTCCAAAGAAGCGACTGAATGGAAGCATTTACACGCCTTCAGACATTCGCAGGCTCTTACGCACATCAGATACTTTGTATTGGCTTGATATGCGCCTAAAATGGCAACCGACGGAAAATATTGTAGAAGGCACATGGGTAGAGGCAGACTGGGGTACGACCAGCAACATAAAAACGCCTATCAAAGTAAAGGTTCTGACAGGCGGAACAAATAACCCAACGACCGTTTCACCTGGAACCACAGCGCCCACAACAGGCGGCAATCAGGGATTGGTTTCAAATCCGCCGGGAGCAATATTAACTCCGCTTTCATTCAATAGCCTATCAACTGCCATTACCAAAGGCGCAACGGTTACATCCATCGCAGTCGGCACAGCGCTTGCGGGCAATGAATTTTCGGCGGGTGACAAAGTGAAGTTAGTTAATCCGGTTACGGGTCAATTTCAGACGTTCACGGTTGCATCCGCCCCGTCCGTTGGCGCTACTTCCATTTCCGTCAATTCAGCAACAGCGGATTTTGATATTCCTTCCAACGCCGGACTGTTCGTACAATTAACTCCTCAAGCGGGTGGCGGCGGTGTGGCAGATGGCGATAAGGGTGATATAACTGTGTCGTCTTCCGGTACGGTGTGGACGATTGATAACGGGGCTGTTACTTCAATTAAAATATCAAACAGGGCGGCACTATCGGTGATGGGAAGGGGTGCAAATAGCATTGGAACCGTAATTGATATACCGGCAAATACTGACGGTCATGTACTTCGCAGGTCAGGTACTGTTTTGGGGTTTGGGCAGATTGTGGCGGCAGGTATCACAGACGGAACTATCACCCTCGCAAAGATGGCCAACATCACAGGGCCGACGGTTTTGGGCAGGTCGGTATCAGGCGCGGGCGCGGTGACTGAATTGACAACATCACAACTATATACTGTGATGGGCATCTCAGGCGCTGCAACTGGAAGGCTTTTGCGTTTCAATAGCGCAACGTCTATTTTAGGCAGTTCTGATTTAACTTATACCAACGGAGCGCTAGAGGCTGAATCTTTTGCGTCGCCAACTGATTCATCGTGGACAACTGCATACATTTCGCTTGGTGGTGGCGCAGGAACGGGTGCAACGCTTGATAGCTTTACCGGGGGCGGCAATTGGGCGCTAATTACATTTACAACGGGCACATCTCCGAATAGCGGAAATTCGGTGGTTCAGTTTAGTTTTAATAATTCGCACTTCTCTTCAATAGTAGCGCCTGTTATAGGGGCTGCAAATGCCAACGCAGCCGGACAAATGAATAATTTTTATATCATTGATGCAGACCAAACAGGCTTTAAACTTTACTCTTCATCAAACCTTGCAGCATCAACACAGTTCGCATTGAGGTTCCTGTTTATCGGGAATTAACATAAAGACTTCCTCCGGTTCCTGCACTCCTGTCCGGCTTAAGTCGGGCGGGAGCAGGACGGACAAACCAAAAACCAAAACAAACCAAAATGCAGTTAGAACTACCAAACAGCCGGACGTTAC